TTTTCATATGCACGCATGCGATTTGCATCAGCAGCTGTAGATCCATGAGCATTTGTCTCGTATTGTACCCATGTATCAGCTGGAGTACGGAAATTGACGTCGGATATATTTCTAGCAGCTACGAATTCATATACATCAATTTGCAAATCATTTGCACTCCAACTTGGTAGATTAGCATACGTAGTATTATGAATGGTAATTTTCAACAATTTTTGATGAATCTTAAACTTGTTTGTATGTTTATCGAAATCATCTTCAGGTACAGGAACACCAGCACCAGCTTGATCATTGATACGATATTCATCTAATTGATCTTCTATATTCCAATTTTCAAAAGTACCCCAGGTAGGTCCAAGGTTTAAACCGTATGAACTACTTCTTCCCCAGATTACTTGATTGCCATCAACTAATCTACCAGGTCCTGTAGTTATAATACCAAAACTACCAATAGTTGTAGCAGTAAGAATACCTCTGTTGGCAACAGGGGTATATTCCATAAAACATGACATATACTTATCAGCTTCTAAAGCTTTACGTACTTTTGTCTTAAACCTTTTAAATCTGACTATTTTACGTCTAACAGCTCTACGTGCTTTTTTAGTTTTAGGTCGACGTCGTTTGTAAGAACTAGAGGTATAAGCTCTACTAGTAGAAGCAGCTTGACTGGAACCAGTAGCAGTAGTAGTTCCACTTGTTGACATAGACGACCGGCGACTTCCAGAACCAAAACTAGAACCAGTTCTGACCGCATTTAGTGTTCGTGCCCAATTAGCGACTGTACGCATAGTACTAGGTGTAAGATATGGTGAAGCGGCATTGTAAGCGTGACGTGCCCAGCGCCTTGGAGTTGAAGGTGGCATTATACTGTCGCCAGTAAAGTCTAGGCATATTCCGTTAGACCTAACCGAAGTGCCATGAGAAGTGGGGGATAGTATTACCCCCACTTCGGGGATTAGGGAAGAAACACAGAACGTACGTTCTAATTTTTTTCACTGAAAAAACCCATCGGCTCAGCCCATCCCCAGGTATATAAGAAACGTCAATCCCCAGTAAGATAATGTCAAATATCTTCGAAGCCTATTTTACTAGGACAGGATTTACACAAAACGATTTTGATCTTATTGATATGTCTGCTAAGAACTGGTGCTTTACTATAAACAACCCAGAAGATGGAGACCGTGCTAACTTGGAGTATCTCAATCCTGAACTTCACCGTCAGTCTCTCGACTGTAATTATGTTATTTATCAATTGGAAAAAGGTGAACATGGTACACCTCACTATCAAGGATATCTCCAGTTCACTAAACGAAAAACCCTCAACCAAATCAAGTCAATCCTCGGATCGCGTAGTCACTTGGAGGTTGCCAGGGGATCCCCCCTCGCTAACAAGGAGTACTGTTCTAAGGAGGAGTCAAGAGTTTTGGGACAATCCGTCGTTGAACTCGGAAGCATGAGGGGTGGTCAAGGTACAAGAACCGATATTGAAGAATTTGTTAATGCTATTAGGCGTGGACCCCTCTCAACCCAGTCCATTATCGAACAGCATAGTTCCGTCTTTGCCAAGTACCCTCGATTTGTTAGAACCGTCGTTGACCACTACACCACCACCATCACCAGAACCCCCTGTCTTGAGCCACGAATTGGATGGCAATCAGAACTCTTTTTGGACCTCACCACCGAGCCGCATCCAAGAACGGTTAGATGGTATTATGACCCGGTTGGAGGCACTGGAAAATCGCTTTTCGCACGTCGATTCTCAATTGGAGGCGATCCTATACATCCTCGAGCCTACATCGTCACAGGGGGAAGACACAGCGACGTCTTCTTCGGATATCGAAATGAACGCGTTGTCTTCTTCGACTGGGCCCGCGATAACCAGGAAACGTTCCCGTACTTGGTCGTAGAAAACTTTAAGAATGGTTATTTTTTAAATACAAAATATGAAGTTCAAGCTAAATATTTTAATCCTCCACACGTAGTTATATTTGCAAATTTTGAACCGGATCAGACTAAATTAAGTGCTGACCGATGGATAATAAAAAACATATAAAAAACAATTAAACACAGATACCAATGGCGGGGGGAGCGGTAGCGTGGGGGGCAGAGCCCCCCTTGAACGCGTTAGGCGGTAGCCCTTTAGTTAATAGTTGTAAGAATAGTATCTTGCACAGATAAAGTAGGAGGTAAAGCAGTACCAGTACCAGAACCAGTTATTGGTTTATAGTGCGTAATGCGATTAGAGTAAATATTAGCAACAGGACTATCAAGAGTACCAAAAGTAGCATCACCAACGTCAGGAGCAATGACAAACATCAAGTGTTTTGTTATTCCTTTCTTTGCATAAAGATTTCGCCATTTTTGTGGATCATGAACGTATTCTTTACCATACATTTTATAGACGACATAAGGATCCGTACCTAATTCAGCATTATATGGTACAACAACTCTTGTCTTTTTAATTAACTTCCACCATTGAGCAAAACCACCCCAATCTAAAGGTGTCATTCCTTTTTCATATGCACGCATGCGATTTGCATCAGCAGCTGTAGATCCATGAGCATTTGTCTCGTATTGTACCCATGTATCAGCTGGAGTACGGAAATTGACGTCGGATATATTTCTAGCAGCTA